TTGTTGGTTCAGTAAATCCAGAAGATACATTTGTTGTTGCAGAAACAGTTCAGTTCTTTGACGAAGGAGTATTAGACAGATACGGTGATGAGGGTGTTTCAACTGATTACAACATAAGAGTCACAAACTCTGGTTCAGGAAACAGATTCAACTATGGCGGAACAGAACAATATACATTCAACCTTATTAGAGGTGTCACATATAGATTCTTACAATCAGATGTGACAAATAACACACATCCATTAAGATTTTCAACAACAAATAACGGAACACATGCTAGTGGAACTGAATATCTAACTGGTGTCACATACAACGGAACAGCAGGAACTGCTGGCGCATATGTTGAAATAATAGTAGCTGCTGATGCACCTAATCAGTTGTTCTACTATTGTAAGAATCATAGTGGTATGGGCGGTGTTATAAATATAACTGGATAATACATTATGAGTGAAATAGATACAAAATTGGATGCCATATTGGATATTGAATCCGATATAAAAGAAAAGACATCAATAGTAAAACTTCCAGATAGAAAAGAGAATGTTGAAACAGACTATAGATACGCAAGAGAAAATCTATACAATCTAGTAGAAAGAGGACAAGATGCAATCGATGGCATCTTAGAACTATCAAAAGAAACAGAACACCCAAGAGCCTATGAAGTTGCAGGTCAACTTATCAAAACAGTAGGCGAAACAGCAGAAAAACTCATAGACTTACAAAGTAAATTAAAGAAACTAGAGGGTGAAGAACAGAAAGTAGGAACACAACACAATCATTTATATGTTGGTTCTACTTCTGAACTACAGAAGTTCTTAAAAAAGAATGATAAAAAATGAAGAAGTATTAAGATTCTTTAAAACTGCATATTGTTTTACCGATTCTCAAAGAAACACAGCATACGAGAATTGGATATCAGAGAATGTTAAAGATAAAATAGTAATAGATTTGGGTGCAGGTTCAGGCATACTATGTTATCTCGCAGTCAAACATGGTGCGAAAAAAGTATATGCCTTAGAAAGAAGAGGCAGACTCATTCATAGAATGAAAGAAATACTAGGTGATACTGTAGAGTATATACATGCAGACTTATTAGAAACAGAATTACCAGAGTGTGATATATATCTACATGAATGGTTAACATCAGAGTTCTGGAATGAGAAAAGATTTCTTAAAAACTTTTATCATGAGAATCATGAAGAACTAGAAGTTGGTCACATACTAGATTTAGTGGAGTATGCAAAGAAGAATAACTTTATAGATAAACTATATCCTAATATGGTTGAGTTATCAGACATACAAGGAGAATCTATAAACGAATACGAAGATATAAAACTTTATTCTCATGGTAAATATTCTCAACAGTTTTTACGAGAACATTATGGTAATTTAACAGTGAACGCTACATATAAAAACAAAGTAAAGAGTAAAGAAGTTGTATGGCAAGGTCATATAAAAGATTTAGAATACATGACTGTTAATAATTATCTAGGTTGGACATTATCTTTTGATAATAAGTATGAAGTATCAAATCATTTTCCTGTATCTCATTGGGGGTTAGTAAATGGTTCAAGCTAAAAACGAGGGTTATCTAGGTAATAATCTAATCAAAAGAGCTGGTGTAGAAACACAATACACGCAAGAACAGATAGCAGAATATCAATTATGTTCCTCAGACCCTTGTCATTTTATAGAAAAGTATACTCAAATTATATCACTTGATGAAGGACTTGTGCCCTTTGAACTTCGTGGTTATCAAGAACAATTAATTAATCACTTCAATGAAAATAGATTTAGTGTTGTTTTGGCTGCAAGACAGTCAGGTAAATCAATAACATCTTGTGCATATCTACTATGGTATCTATTGTTCACACCAGAAGTCACCGTTGCGATTCTGGCGAACAAAGGGGCGATTGCTAGAGAAATGGTCGCAAGAATTGTAACCATGTTGGAAACCGTTCCTTTCTTCTTACAACCAGGTGTTAAGATACTAAACAAAGGTAATATAGAGTTTGGTAATGATAGTAAACTTGTGGCAGCTGCAACATCTTCATCATCTATTCGTGGTATGTCAATTAACATGTTGTATCTAGATGAGTTTGCTTTCGTAGAAGATGCAGAGACATTCTATACTGCAACATATCCTGTTGTTACCTCTGGTAAAGACTCAAAGGTTATTATTACATCTACTGCAAATGGTGTTGGTAATATGTTTCATAAGATATATGAAAGTGCCGTGCATGGTAATTCAGAGTATAATAGTTTCTTAATTAATTGGTTTGATGTTCCAGGTCGTGATGAAGAGTGGAAGAAACAGACAATTGCAAACACATCAGAGGCACAGTTTGAACAAGAGTATGGTAATAGTTTCTTAGGAACAGGTAATACACTTATCAATGCAGATACATTATTGGGTATGAGAGCATTAGATGGTAATTGGAAGAAAGATAATATGACTGTATATGAGAGACCACAATCTGGTCATAATTATGTCACAACAGTCGATGTATCACAAGGAAGAGGTATAGACTATTCTACTTTTAGTATCTTCGATGTGACAACTAAACCATTTAAACAAGTTGCAACATTCAGAGATAACATGATTAGCCCCATGCTGTTTCCAGATATTATAAATAAGTATGTTAGACCTTATAATGAATCCTTAGTTATTATAGAGAATAACGCAGAGGGTTCGATGGTAGCGACACAGCTACATTATGATATAGAGTATCCAAATGTCTTTGTTCAAGGTATGACCAAAGCAACAGACATTGGTATAACTATGTCAAGAAAGATAAAGAGAGTAGGTTGTTCAACGCTAAAAGAACTATTAGAAGAGAATAGACTAACAGTAGTAGACAGACCAACGATAACCGAACTGATGACATTTGTAAATAAAGGTTCATCATGGGAGGCTGACAAAGGTTATCATGATGATATGGTTATGAATTGTGTTCTTTTTGCATGGTTTGTGACAACTGATTTCTTTACAAACTTAACAGATACCGCTGTTAAAGACTTGTTATATTCTGAACAACAGAAGATGATAGAAGATGACATGTTACCAGCAGGGGTATTTGGAGAACAAAACAATGACACATTCGTAGATTCAGACGGACAAGTATGGTCTAGTGAATGAGTTGTTAGATAAAGAAAATATATAAATAAAAGTGTAAACAACTTTTACAATGTAAAATACATTAACAGGAGAAAAGTATGGCATTTCAAGTTTCACCAGGAGTTCAAGTCAAAGAAATCGACTTGTCGAATGTTGTCCCAGCTGTTTCCTCAACAAGAGGCGCTTTTGCTGGCATATTTCAATGGGGTCCTGTTGATGAAGTAAAAACAGTTTCAGACGGACAACAGTTAGTGGATGAGTTTTATAAACCAGCTAATACCGATGCAGCTAGTGAAGACTTCTATTCAGCAGAATCATTTTTGAAGTATGGCTCAAGTCTAAGTGTTGTCAGAATTAATTCAACAGGATTAAAATCTGCTAACAGTGGGAATAACAATTCAATCCTTATCAAAAACGCTGACGATTACATAAATTCTTTTAAATCAGGTCAAGCGGCAGGTACCGCTGGGTCGTTCACCGCAAGATGTCCAGGCGCTTTAGGAAATTCCCTAAGTGTGTCAGTATGTGCATCTAGTAATGCGTATTTCAACGACAATGTATCTTTAGTAAATGATGCTTCTAACTATGCTGTAGGCGCTACTGCGATTACAGTTGACGCTGGTGCATCTTTCTTAAAGGGAGACCTAATTAAATTTCAAAATCACTCTCAACTATACAGTGTGACAAATATCTCATCAAACACCTTAACTATTAAGGCAGTAAATCAACCAAGTGCTGGATTAGTCAGTGCGGTTAACAATGATGAACAAATTGATAGATATTGGGAACATTTTGGATTGTTTGATAAAGCACCAGGCACTTCTGCTAATGCAGCTGCTGCTGGGGCATCAAATGATGAAATACATGTTGTTGTAGTAGATGAAGATGGTTTATTTACAGGCACAGCAGGAACAGTTCTAGAATCATATGGTTTTGTTTCTCTCGCTTCTGATGCAAAAGATTCAGTAGGTAATTCAAATTACTACAAAGATGTAATCGAAAGTCAATCAAATTATGTTTATTGGACAGGACACGCAACTACAATTTATGCGTCCAACAATGAAACAAGGTCACTATCACAAGCAGTTGCAGCTGCTTTCAGTAGACCTGCTTTACCAATCGCAAATCCTTTAACACAAGGAAACGCAGGTAGAGCCAACCCAACAGTCGCACAAAAGTCCGATGCATGGACATCTCACTTCGGCGATGCAGAATTAATAGACATATCATTCCTTATCGTAGGTTCAACATCTACAGATGCTGGGGGTGGTTCTGAGTCTGCTCAAGATACACTTGCAGACCATAACAGTTTAGTAAACAATGCAATTCAACTTGCAGAGTTAAGAAAAGACTGTCTAGTAGTCGCATCACCACGAAGAGCATCAGTAGTTGGTGTTTCAAGTGAGTCAACACAGGCAACTAATGTCAAGGGCGATTTCGCTGCTGTGACATCTAGTTCTTACGCAGTGTTAGATAGTGGTTGGATATACCAGTATGAAAGATACAACGACAAATATTGTTGGATTCCAGGAAATGGACACACCGCAGGCATCATGGCAAGAAGTGATTTACTTCAAGACCCATGGTATTCACCTGCTGGGTTCTCTAGAGGACAGTATCTAGGAATAACAAAACTTGCATTTAATCCGAAACAGGCATCTAGAGATGACTTGTATCGTGCAAGAATTA